AACGAAACAGCCGCGAGCTTGGCGACTCCACTTATCACCTACCTCGAAGATGGAAAATGTTATTGACGGAGTAGTCGAAGTATTGTAGACCGCTCCGGCAGAAATATTTTCGTTGCCGAACATGGATTTGTGCAGCAAGCGAGCAGGCGTATCAATCTCGGCAGAGGAAGCAGCTCCGAGAGCCGTGTTGATATTGAAATAGGTGGACATGCTCCACGACAATTCCTTCTTTTTCTTGATCGTATTATTATTGTGCCGACCGGATCTGTGGGGACTAGATTCGATCGCCTGGCCAAACTCGATTGAACCGCCAGCAAGCGTATATAGAAAGTCAGTTCCAACGACTGGAATAATAGTTCCAGCAGTGGTTTCCTCTTTCAAATAGAATGCTTGTTCCAGTGCTGAGCTGTCAGTCGGGTTCGCATAAATCGAAGCGTAATTCTTGGCCATGTGACGATCCTCCATTAACCTTGTTTATATCAGCATTCTATTACAAGCGGTTCGTGATAGATAACTTCAAAATCCATTCTCAATAAGTAGAACGGTTCCATCATGTGAAGGTCTGTGCTGTTCGATAGATAGCGAGCATGCACGACTCCTGGAATACCGAAATTAGGATGCTCCCAAATATTTCTGGCTATCGAGTATTCTAGGTTCCACATGTCTTTTTGCGAAAGGTATTCGTTGTTGGTCGATTTGCTTACGACCTCTAGGCTTATATTCCAAGTGCGTTCGACATGATTTCGCAGGTGAACTATGCGTTCAGACACGTCTATGAATTGCGCGGCTGGCAATTCATTCTCACGGAAGTCAGAGGTATAGAGCTTGATGCGATCGAATGAAACGTAATTGAAAATAGGCATTCCATTGATAACAGCCACCAATGCATCGGCTATCCGACTCTTCATCGACTGCGGGCTGAGCTTTACTTGAGTGAAAAAATTCAAGGCTCATACACCTTTCGCAAAGTTCTAATGACGAAGTCTCTTTTATTTTTTAGTGCATCGCCTATGAATGGTCGTGGCCTCCAATAGCCAAGCCCATTATGAATCGTCACAACAGGATAAGCTGCATTCTTCTGAGATATATCCACGCTGGTTAATTGCGCTTCTTGCCGCATGTAATAGAACATAGCGGCTACCTGTCGATGAGTCATCGGTCCACCATATTCATTCCTTGCTGCATATGGAATCCCATAACTACCGACACTCAAAGTCTGGTCGTCGATGTGATATTGAATAGATCCGAGCAAGCCGCTATTCCTTCCGACTGCCTTCATGCGAACGATATTCATTCGCATGGTTCCTTGAAGAACGCCACCGATCCGAGTCAGAGCCTTCTTAAGCTCTGGGCTGCTCGGATCTGTGGCCTGCCTCATGACCTTTATTTTCTCGATAACCGTATAGATGCTCATCCGTGTGCCACCGCCAAGCCAGAGGAAGGAAGCTCGAACCGTTTATAAGGCTGGAGCAGCGTCTTGATCATTGGAGGCACTTCGGCAAGGATACCGATCGACTCGCCCTGCTTACCGACCGAGGTGCGCCCTGAGTCGCCTCGGTTGTTATGCAGGTAGAACCACTCGGCAGCCCACAGAGTCGCCATCTGAATATCCGTGGGAATTGTTGCATAACCCGCGACATATATGAGCCGCACGTTGTCATAACCGAGAGGGAAGGAACCGCTATAGAGCGTCAAACCGATCGCATCTGTTACGATCCCGTAGTCAGTCGAAGCGACCAGGGTCGTTGCATCCGACCAGGCGCGATCACCTGAGATTCGGAGCTCAGTGATAGCGGTTATCGGCCACTGCCTTGGGTTCAATAGGTTCGTGCGGTTCCCGTGGAAAAGCTCGGTGTATGAGGCGCTAGACAAGATACGGTTACAGTAGCTCTCGACCCAGCTTGAACCGGCATTCAGAAACATAGTCAGCTTGGTATCAAACTGCGTGTCTGATTCTTTGAATCCGAGTTGCGTCTTAAGCTGTGTCAGAGTAGCTAGTGCCATGTTATGCCTCTGCTATCGTAAATTCGCTGGCCGTTGCACCGTGAACAATATCACTTTCCTCGACCTTTTTATTCCTGCGTTTTACTGGAGCGGCTTCCTCTTCGGCCAAGAGCTTGAAGCATCCAGGATAAGTCGCTAGCAACTGGTAGCCAATCTCGGGTTCTATATCGAGGATCGAACCGTTGACAAGGCAGGATGGAGAGATCCACATCCTCGGCTTTTTGATCATTGGAACAAAGTCTATTTTTCCGATGGTAGCTTGTAACCGCATGTGAGTACTCCGTTAAGATTTGTCCTGTCAAATTTAGGTCAGTCGCTGCCATTTTGCAATGATGGATTTATATTCGGATGTGGCGACTGCCTCGTTATTGATCATTTTTTTGTACTGCTCGGTGATCGTGATCGCGTTAACCAGATCGCCAGCTGTTGCATCAATGCCATAGAAAACTGTGCCTGAACCTATAGCGCCAACGGCATTGCCGATCTCATTTGACCAATAGGTTGTGTAGTTGTCCTTTGAGTTTTTGAATAGCTCCAAGGCAGTTGCGCAAAGCAGCTTAAGCCGCTCGCCAAGGGCTTCAACTTCCACGCTCAAGGGAACGCTCTTAGGATCGTTGCCGTAAAGGATTGGTTCAATCACTGCCAAGTAATCGCCGGTTGTGACCGCGACGTTATTGAAAAATTTATTGAGCTGCTGACAGAAGCCAATGCCGTTTGAAATTTCCAGCTTAGTGAGCTTGGTCGATGTGGTCGCTGGGTCTGCGTCCCCTAGAGCAGCAAGCTGTGTCGATGCACCAGCGAAATATAGCTTTTCAATATCCACGCATTCTGGAACTAGGTAGCCAAGGCTTACCATGAACGAAGAGAATTTAGTCTGAAGTTTTGAAGCAATTAAATTAGCCATTTTTTACTCACTTAGGAAAAATATTACAAGAGCACAATCTAGCGGCTTTGTTCCCACATCGGTATACACTATCAAAATCTCATCACCAGCAGTGAATGGATAAGTCATACCGCTTAATACTTCAGCTATGACGTTAGTTATGTTCCAAGTTTGCAGTAGAGTTGCGGTTCCTCCTGGAACCGGCGTCGATAGTGGAGGCGACCTTCTGTATATGTCGAATTTCGCATCGGCTGTTATATCGGAATTTGAGTAGGTTATTTCTTTAAGTGTGCAATTCTTGGGAACGATTATAGGAGTGTCGGGAAGGATCTCAGAATATCCCATCCTTTGCCCATTGGTTAAACGATTATTATTGACCGAAACAATATTATATCGCTGCAATGCGGCAAAGGTGCGAACCTCTTCGATCGCCTCTTGAACATCATCGGCTATAAAACCATTGCCCGAATTACTGAACGGAGTTTGCGCGGCTTGCTGGGTGCGAATAAATTGCACTTCGTTCATACTTCACCAGCTTGGTCAAGATTAAGTAGAACCTCATAACCGACGCCTGCAACTGATCCTTTAACCTGGATTTGCGTGATAGTTCCCTTAAGCGGCCACATGATAGCCTCGCCTGGAAGCAGCTCTAGGAACGTGGTGCCTGCGTCAATCGAATAGAAAAGTTTAACCGTGTTCGGTGTCTGGTTCTTGCATCTCACGAATAGAGTATTGATTCTGTTTCCAGCTATAACAGGCAAATTAGCTGCGATCGTTCCAACGGTGGAAGCGAAGGAAATAGAGCTTCCCTTTGCGTCAGTAACTTCTTGTTGTGGAGCTAAGTCAACCATAAGACCTCAAAGGGCTTGGGGACAATTCCCCAAGCCCGACAAAATTAAGCGACTTGAGCGGTGATCGTAGCCCGCAGACTGGAAAGGGCTTCGAAGTTTTTCGCCTTAACCGATAGCGTCTGAGTACCAGTTGCTCCAGTTGTAATCTTGAAGCAATGCAGTTCGCCGACGACAGTATACTGACCAGCGCCAACAATAAACTCTGCAAGCACGGTTACAGTTGCATCGTCGGTTTGAATCAATTGGAATAGAGAATCTCTTCGTGAGCTAAAAATAAATCCGATGTTGTCGTAAACAGTAGCAACCGCAAGGGTGATTGAAGCACCAGTGACGGCAACAAGCGAAGCACTACCAGCAGCGAGCTCACCAGCTGGAGACTTGAGGCACAATCTGTCAGAGAATGTTACCTTGATATTTCCAGCTGTATCGAGAGAAGGCAATACAAGATTTCCGGAAGAATCTTTGTACGCAAAGCCAATCGAACCATCGACAGCCGAAGTCGATCCTTGAAGCGAAGCATGATCAACGACGACCTTGATGTTTCCATTGGAGTCAAGGCTTGGCAGAACAAGATTGCCAGATGAATCTTTGTAAACGAAGCCTACGAGGCCATCAACGCCTGTGCTTGAATCGCCTTCGTTATAAGGAAACACGATCGTGGTCTGGATGAATCCGCTAGCATTAAGAGCAGGCAAGATCACGTTTCCAGAACTATCCTTGAAACTAAAGCCGATGGAACCAGCTTGCGCGGCGGCGGCTTCACCTTCTGTTCTTGAGATGAGCGCCTCGCCTGCACCAGTACTGCTGTCCTCTAACGTCGCAAAACTTTCTCGTGGATCTGCCATTGCTTCGACCTTTCTTAGCTCAGTGTTCCCTGAGCGTAGCATTCAATATCTGCCGCTACGGAACCGCTCCGAGCAGTCGCCTTGATCTCAATTATCTTACCAGAAACATATGACCTTGCGACACGGTAAGGAAAATTAACATTAGGGCTTGCTGCTCCTGTCCTTCCCGATCCGATCAGACTTCCGTCGCCATAGATTTGAAACGAAGTCTCTTGTCTGCATGTCAATAAGACTTGGAGAAGGTTCAGCGTTTTCAAAGCAGGAACCGTATAGGAAAGCAATGTCTGGATCACACCTGGAGTTGTGACCGTGGAAGCCTCGAAGAAAACCGGCAAACCGTTATCAGCAATGGAAACAGAACCAACGATGTTAACATCCTGGACCCCTGCCTCACCGATCGCAAACTTCCATTCACCGGCAACCGTATCGTAGATGACCTGCGGAATGCCCTTGTCGGAGGCAAGGATAACCGTCTCGCCGTCTTTCTTTAGGGCATTGTCAATGTCCGAGGCAGTGCTCAGAACCACCGAAGCGTAAACGCCGAAGCGTACGGCAGCTCCGGTCACGGTCATCTGAATGTATGGTTTGTCGTGGAAGTTGGTAACTAGGATTCGATCTGAGGTGACGGCTGTCGATACTGGTATATGCGAATTGAGAGTAACTATTTCGCCAGCATCTGATCCAACACCATAGTCAAAATATTCTACTAAGACAGATCCGCCAGCTCCAAGCGATTCAACGAAAACCGTTGAGAGGATCGAGTTGCCTGCGACTGCCATTTTTTGCGTGTAAACGCCTACCGGCCTTGTCTCCAAGGCAACGATAGCTTTAGATTCGAACTGTCCAAGCCTGAGAATATCTTCGGCCATTTTATAGGCTCATACAATATAAGGAGAGAGGCAGTTAGCCTCTCTCCGAGTTTAATTCTCAGATTGGTTAGACGGAAACGTTTAAGCCGTAAGAAACAGAAACTTCTGTCGCACTTTGAGCAAAGCCTTGAAAGTCTTTGCGCTGGTACGAAGCAAGCAACCAACGATCTTGGCCAGGCAAATCCTCTTGGATCTTGACGCGGATCGGACGGCGCATACCGATATACCAACGACGCATATTCACAAGCAGCAATCCTGCCCGATTCACGGTTACACCATCGTAAACGCCAGTCGCGTTTAAGTCAGAACGCATATACTCGCTGATCACGATTGGAACACCTTGGTAACGGCCAAGCTCGCCCGTTACAATGGTAGCAGCTGCTCCATATTTTTCGATAGTCGATACGTTGGTAAGAACCATCATTTGATTATAAGTAACTGGGTCAACGAAGAAAATCAGCTCACTTGGATTCACACCGAATTTTTTCATGCGCTGGCGCATCGTGCGAAGTCCAGCTTCGGTGACGACTCCGTTAGAAAAATCAGTGGTGCCTCCATTCGCGGTGTTCGCCAAAGCCTGACGGCGCAAGCCTTTCCAGGCTTTTTCTGCAACGTCAGCACCGAGTGCTTGCGTGTCGGAGTCGATGTGAGTTCCATCGTTGTCACCGTTCAAGATCGCAGCTTCAACCGCACGTCGTTGGGCTTCAACAACTTCACGGGTTCCGAGTTGATAGATCGCAGGCGCACTATCTTCGTTGAGCTCTTCTGGAATTATGTAGTACTCGCTCAACTTTGTGGCGGTATAGGTCATTTTTCCAGTCGTGAAATTCGCGCCAGTCATCTGAGTATTTTCAGCAATGATCCGCGCCTTGGTCACACCGCTTTGAGTCGGCATCTCGTATGGGTTTGACGCCATCGGGATTTCTTGAAACTTATCCTCGACGACGCGAGCTAATTGATATTCTTCTATGTATGCCGACGATAGCAGTGTGGGAACCCACTCATCACCGCCACCACTTACAGTTGATCCGAACGCCTTAAGTCTTGCACTCAATTCGTTGCGTCCGTAGTTGGTGTCGAGCATCCCTTTAACCTTAGCGACTCGATCGTTCTCGGCAATCGCTCCGATCTTATCGAGAGGCTCGCCATGGAATTGCTGAGCGATGAAGCGAGCGGTATTAACCGACTCTTTCAGGTCGATGACGACCTGCTTCACTTCTGCTGGAACATGCTTGAACCGTGGAGATCCAGTGTTCACGTTCAGCAATTGCGCTGGACTTGAAGCTCCGAAAAATTTCAGAGCGCGTGACTCGTCAGAGCTGCGACCTACTGGAGCTTGGCTGCCACGGAAAATAGCGGCTAGAGTATCGCTATCGGAAGCCTTCTGCCGTGCTTCCATGGTGGTCAATTGCGCGTTAATGTCGGACATTGACTTGGTCAGATCCTCAAGCGTTTTGGCTGCTAAAACCATTTCGAAAAACTCCTTATTATTTTTTTAGAGCCCCAACTGACTGAGGCGTTGACCCGTCTTTAAAATAAAATCTTCCATCGTCTTGATCATGTTTGCTTCTTCTAGCGTGTCGTCAGGATCTCCGTAAGACTTCATCGGAGTGATCTCAGGTTCAACTGGAACCACCTCGGTCGTGCTCATCAGATCCGGTTTAGACACAGTATCCATTTTTTCCAACACTTGCTGCAACAACATGACCATGTTTGCTAATAATACATTAGTCTGTCTGGCTTGGTCCATAGTTGGATTGACTTCGACATTCGATGCTGTGTTGCCAGTAATCGGCTGACTCAGCGGATTCTCGTCGTCAAGCAAGCCTTTAACCGTTTCCTCTTCGGGCTCTTCCTCAGCGATGACAACGGTTTCAGTTTCTTCGATTTCTTCTGGAGGCAGTTCAACTGCCTTCAATACTCCGACGACTGCACTCACTCCATCGCCCATGTCGATTGTACTCATTTCTCCTTCAAACGCATCAGAGGAATTTTGTCCTAACAAATAGTTGTCACCTTCCTCGGTGATCGCATCGACCTTCCAACCGCTATCGGTTGCCCACGTTTGAAGCTCATCCATGCTCGCAAAGGAGGCTTTAGGCACGACGATTGTCATGACAGCCTTGCCATCCATCGGATCAATTGCAGCCTCTTCTTCGGCCTTTGTGATCCATTCCTTGATCTGTGGAGGTGTCTCCTTCAGCTTCATTCGGATGAATTGCTTTGTCTCTTCGATTGGTAGTTTGCATTCGTCAGCCAATTTGCCTGCTATCTCATCAACCGAATGGTAAACCACATTCTCCAAGTGGAGAATGTGACAGCACTTTTCGACATCCTTAAACCCAACTGCTCCAGTTATAAGCTCAAGCGTATCTAAGAGCGAGCCCTTCATTGATTTCGCGCTAACCGTGAATTGAGAATCCTGGTTCATCGGCACCGCGACGACCGAGCATTCGTGCAACTCCACGGATTTAATTACGTTAACCCCGTCTTTTTGTTCTTCGTCCGAAACCATAATGCCAACCGATAGGGAATTTAAAATCCCCTCTTTGACCAGGTCGCGGATGCGGCTGATCTCTGGGTCTTTGCTATTTGAGATGCGACCCTTGATATAGAGCCCTTCGTCCTTGGCCTCGACCGATAGCATCTTGCCGATAGGCTTTGAATGGTCATGGTTGAAAAGCATGATCGGATTCTTTTTGTAGTTTTCTACATTCCACGCCTTTTTCCCAATCAAGTCTTTGCCTCTATCGACGACAGCCTTGTTAGCCCATCCCTCAAGATAGACCGAACCGTCTTCGAGTGCCTTCACCTTAAAGTCAACGTCGCAAGTTTGGAGCAGCTTCAATTGCATTTTTTATTCCTTATCGTTTGAAGTCAAATTCACCTAAGTCCTGTTTAGAGACTACTACCTGCGAGCATCGACAGTTGATCACTTCACCGGCTGGACCTTGCGTGTCGCGCGGATAAAATAAATCATTCGAATATGGTTCGTCATACTTTCGGATCTGACCCTGCATTTTCCAGTGATCGGCCTCGGAGTCAGGATACAAACCGCTAGGGTTTCCTCGCACTCGATCGTCGCCTGAGTTGATCCACACCTTGACCAGATCTGGTATGACCTCGGCTGCATCCTTCATCGCAGCTGCCTCACCAATGCTGTTCGCTGTAAGGACTTCAGTCCTTGCGATGGTGAGAGCTCGACCCGCTGCGTTCGCTCCATCCTTTACAATATTTTGAGCGATCTCGCTTATGCTCAGTGCATCTTTAAGACCTGATTCGATTGTTCCCATGATTGTTTCGGTTGTTGTATCACTAATCTTATAAAAGTTTTTGATGCCACGTTCTTCCAGCGTGGCGCGACTTTTATCGGAATTTCTTGCTCGAATAGCAGCAATTCCCTCTTCGTATGGTTTATTGAAGGGAACGGCCAGGACTGTATCGTATCCCAGATCAATGTGCTTATCCAAAGTCTTGAGATAGCCGTCGATCCATTTCTTTTCATATTTTGCCATCGCTTCTTCGATACGCTTCTTGAGTTCCTTTTTGTCGGGAACCTTTGCTGCTTTTTCTTCCATGAGGCTCTTAGCAATCTTAACCGCATCAACGGTTTGATCCTCTAAGATGCCGAGCCAGAGCTTTTCGATTTCAGCCATCGACTCCTTGGATTTTCCATTTATATGCTCGCGCGATCTGCGATACCAATCGCCCTTTTCCGAAGCTGCATAAGTCTCGAATGCCTTGGCGTTATGCTCTCTGTAGTCGATCTCTGCTCCAAGCTGCTCAAGCGTAGTCGGTTGCGCTACTGGAACTGGCGCTGGGGATTGCAAAGAGAATCCACCAAAGCTAGGTGCAGCTTTAGGTATAAAGTCTTTCAGCACATCTCCGCCTTCAATCGGTGGCATTTTCCAAACTCGTTGGCGCACTTCGTTGTAGGTCATGGTCGATAGCAGCGCAGTTGCCATGTCGGCCTTTTCCTTGAGATCCTCTTGCAGGATAGGCACGCCACCGTAGTTCAACTTAATCACATAGCTTTGACCGAGCAGAGGCTTTAACCGTTGAGTCATTGCCGTATCGAACATCGAGCCGATCGAAGCCAGTGGCCCTTGCCAGAAATTCTTTAGAGCAGTCTTATATTCTTCTGAGCCGAGAGAACCGGCGTCAGCAATGGATAGCTCGTGCTTTGGGACACCAAAAATATTGATGAGGGTTTCTCGGTTGTTTTGCATGTAGGTGATGAGTTGCTGGTCAGCGAGAGTATGAGAGATGTTGCTCGCCTTGACGCCCTTTGGAAGCACCATTCCTCGGCGTTGGTTTGAGCGGCCTGTGTACGCTGTCTCAAGCGACTGTAGTAGCTTCTTAGCTTGGACTTCATTCGTTTCCTCCATCATTTCTAGTATCAATCCAGGCTGTGCGCCTTTGCGATAGAAATTCAGCAGGTACTCGTTTGAAAATTTATTGAACATCGCAGGGTTAGCGCCAGGGATGAGAGGCGACATACCCCAATAGACTGACGATGCGTTTGGTCGCTTGACGTGGATCACATCTTTCGCTGAGAGCTTCATTTTCATGCCGACAGGGAACGAAGTCGGATCGACACCGACGATGAAGTAGCCGCGATGGTCGCCATTTCCATCTATGTCCATCTGAATGATCTCGGTCGGAACCTGCACCAGCCAGCGGTTCGAATTCGAAACATAGATCAAGGCATTGCCTGTGACGCAATGATCTGTGATCAAAGCATACTTGAAACCGTATGAGGATTGGAGCGGGTTCGGTTCGTCTAGCATTTTCTGGACTGGATGCCCAAAGGCTGGAGTCAGAATCTCTTCACCATTCTGAACCGATTGACGTTGAACCTGCCAGGGAATCTGTGCGAGCTTCGAGGCGATCTTATCGACCAGAATATAAATCCAGTCTTCTGACTGGTAGATTGATTTAAGCAGCCGTGGGCTGACCATGGTGCTTAGATCCGAAGCTCCCCCACCGCTATCGCTGCCGGAAAAAAGCCGCTCGAAACTTTTCGTTTCCAGCATGTCCATGCTCATGTCCATACAATTTCTTTCTCTCGTTAATTCGGCCATACATTATAGCTGCATGATACCGTAATCTTTTTCCGAATGCTGTAACATTCCAGCGTGGCATAGTGCCAGTGACATGACAAGGTCGTCGTGTGAACCGTTGGACGCTGCATACGTGGGAAGTCCTGTCAAAGTCGTCTTGACCTCAATGTCGTCGAGCTCATCCGTCAAATGGGGAATGTTTGGAATGCCTATCGACTGCTCTTCAAACGATAACATCAGCTTCACCATAAGTTCATTTTTCGAGGCGTTAGTGAATGTGATCCCATGGAACGGCAATTCAGTTTGATGCAAGAGATCGTCTAAAGCAACCCCAACTCCGGTCTTGTCATGCCAGACCACGAGGCAGTCAAGGAATTTCGCAGCAAAGACCTTTAACCGTTGGATTTGAGCGGGGTAGCCCACGCCTCGCATCCTCCAGATCCCAATCGTCTTGCGTGTCCTTGGGTTGATAGCGGTGAACACGGTAAAGTCAACGCTGCGAGCCCAATCGACTCCTATCACTGCTTCTTGCTCTATAGCTTTATCTTCTACCCAGAGGAACTGCTCAGGCAGATCTAAGAAATCAGTGCAGTAGCAGCTATGTACGTTCGCAAACACCGCACCATCGCTAAGAAAATCTGCCATATAATATTGACGCCACAAACGATCAGGCATCGTGGACTTGGCGTCATTCACCACGTCCATCGACACAGCAGGGTTCACCCATGAAGGAGCGTGGATATATAATTTTCTTGGCCTGCGTCCTTCAAACTTTGCACGAAGCATCTCGTCTCTGGCTTCCATGCACTTTTTATAGAACCAGTTGTTCCTGCCTTTAGGAGTGGAGATCCCTAGTATCAAGCCTTGCGTTACTGTGGTCGTGGTCTTAACCGCATCGTAAACCTCTTCTTTCATCTTGGCCGCTTCGTCGAGTACGTTGCCTGCTGTGGCCTCTCCCTCGATCGACTCAGGCTGCTGTCCGTGAAAGAATTGTATCTGCGAATCTATCTGCGGCATGTATAGGGATAGGTTAGATTCATTTGCTTTGACATGAGGCTCTGGCGGTAAAATTCTTTTTATGTATTTATAACCTATCTTGCTCTGCTGATATATTGGTCCGATCCATCTCCACAGAGCTTGCTGCTTTAAGGGGAAAGCAAGGCTCATCGCGCTACTAGCAGCGAATGTCTTTCCAAACTTGGTACCGCATGCTACCCAGATCTCTTGCATCCCATTGATGAAAAATGCGTTCATTATTAGTGATTGCTTAGTGGAGTGCGGTGGTGTTGCAATCCTTAGTCTTGCAAGGGTTTGGGACATGCTTCCTCCGTTATCTCTTCGATCATAGCATCAAGTATATCGCCCTTGTCTAAGCTGCGTTGGTCTTGCCTGATAACACCATCAGTAAGCTGTGTTTCATATAGAACGGTGTGCTTAACCTCACCCGAAACTTCGATGTGTTCTCGCCATCCGAGACGCACTTTCGACAACCAAATTAACATCGTCGGATGCTTCTGTTCGAGCGCAACCTCATAGCAGGTGCGGGCTATAGCCCCATCGCCTGCCGCTCTAGCTTTTTCCAATATGCAATACAGGTTAAACTCCGGATCGCCTCCATCTTCAAAAGTTTTTTTATCAGCTGCAATCCTCTGATCGAATGTCGAGTGAGAACAATCCATTATCGCTGCAATTTGCGATATTTTTAAACCGATGCGAGCCATCGAAGAAATTTTCTTCACGTCGTCATGGTTCCAATCGTAAACAACTTTTTGATATTGACCCTCTGGAACTAGATCAGCTGCACTGTGAATATCTTTGCTGTTGATCTTCTCAACTATTTCTTCCTCTGGCTCCTTGCGCTTTTTCTGCTTTTCTTTTACCTTTTTTTTGACCATACATTTTACCTTGGAGTCCTTGTGGAAATAGTTGACATGCCAATCGGCCAGATCCAACCGTACAAGAAAAACCCCCGCAAGAACGAAAAGGCGGTGCCAGAGGTTGTCAAATCTATCAAAGAGTTTGGCTTCCGCCAGCCTCTAGTCGTTGACAGTAGCATGGTTCTGATCGTTGGCCATACAAGATTGCTAGCCGCGAAAGAGCTTGGCCTAGCAAGCGTGCCTGTGCATATTGCCTCGACCTTAACTCCGGCGCAAGTGCGTGCATACAGGATCATGGACAACCGCACTCATGAGAAAAGCGAATGGTCTATTCCCGAGTTGAGTGAAGAACTCGACGCCTTATTCGAGATGGATGAAAAGTACGATTTGTCCTTTATGGATTTTTCTCTTGAAGATCTTGAGATGGAGGAAGAGGAAGAGGATCTGGATGTCGAAGAGGTAGAGGGAACTACCAAGATGAGCGATGAGTTGTCGATTGATAAGGAATATCTGGTTTTAGTATTTGATAACAAGACCAAGTTAGACGAGCTTAACCGCATCATTAAGAATGAAGAGGTCTGCGGCTATTGGCTATCGAAGCATAAGCGCGACCCTTCTTTTTTTCGAACGGGCCCTAACCGTGTGTTGAGTGGGGAATTGGTCTTAGATCAAATAAAGGCATTGAGTAAATGATTGATTATATTGTCTATTGCCCTTCTTATAAGCGATCGAAGCTAGCCACGACTCATGCTCTCATGCTGAAAGATAACTTCTGCTTCGTTGTGAGAGAATCAGAGCAGCACCTGTATGCGCCTCTCGATCGCCGCATGCTGGTCATTCCCGAAGGCGCTGTCCACGACATATCGACCACCAGAAACTATATCCTTGATCATTCTGAGTCTGCCAATATTGTCATGGTGGATGACGACATCTCGAAGTTCATCCACCTGTATAAGAGGAACCGACAGACCTTGGTCCCTAATCAGGTCCATAAATTTATTGTGGATATGTTCGAGATGGCTCTCTCTATGGGCACCGGGCTATGGGGTTGCGGGATTGTCCCTGACCCTATCGCTTATTCAATCAATAACCCATTTGCATTTAGGGTCCCTATCTTGGGACCATTTTGCGGCCACAAGGTTGACCACCTGCGCTATGACATAGCTCTGAATCTTAAGGAGGATTACGATTTCTTCCTTCAGAAAATATCTCACTATGGCTTCTGTATTCGCTCGAATTTTTTCAGCTATCAATGCGACCATCTCAAGCTCGCAGGGGGATGCCAGAGCTATCGAACCATAGAGAAAGAGCGCGCCCAGCAAGAGGCTCTTATGCTCAAATGGGGTTCAGAGATCGTTCGATATAATGAGAAGAATGCAGAATCGGTCAACATGCGCCTGCGCTTATAAGCCGGAAAGAAGGGATCAGCTGCAAGCTGATCTCTTCTGTTAATCTTATGAGAAGACAAGGAAAATCCCCCCGTCAAGGGGGGCGAGATGGGCTTAGGCTCTTTTTTTCGCTGCTTTGGGGGTTTCAGCTGCTTTGTTGAGTTCTTCGAGTTTGGCTTTGGTTTCTTCGATCTGCTTTTTGATCTTCTCGATTCGGGCTTCGGATTTCTGCAAGCTGGCGCGAGCTTGCTCTTGTTTTCTTAATTCTCTTGCTTGCTCTTTCGCGGTCAAGGCATCGCTTTTCTCTTTCAAGATTTTTTGCATCTCAGCAAGTTTCTGCATGTATGAGTCAGCATAGTGCAAGAAAGATGCATAGGAGTCTTGAATGTCTGTCTCTTCGTTCTGCTCGAAGGTAGCAGCGGTCGCAAAGGCTTTTTTCGCTTTGGCTTCGATGTCGATGAGAATCTTGCTCAAAGAGCGTTTGCTCTTGCTCTCATGAGTTTTGATCAAGGTTCGCAAGCGGAAATCTTGATGGCGAATGCTTAATCGGGCGAGGCTCATCAGTTCTTGTGTTGTCATGGTGCTTCTCTTTTCTTAGTGTTTTAGCAGCTTAATTGCTGCTTATAATCTCTTATCGGGGTTTTTCAGAAAATCTTAAGTCTTTTTTTTAGTAAGAAATCATGTCTAATATTTCTCGATCTGAAAAGCTGCTATCTTTCAAGATGAGTAAATCAGCTTCGAGTCTGCTTATCTCATGGGTTAGCTTCTCAAGCTGGGAGGGATCTTTCTTCAAGTCTAATGATCTGAAATAAGCTAGGTCGCATTCTGCTTTAGAGATCAATTCGCTTCGTGTCAGCATGATCATTCTCTTTTCTTAAGTAAGAATTAGTTTCTAAGTTGGGCTCTTGCTCGCAAGATTCTTGTCTCGATCTCATCTCTTAATATAGCGATGGTCGCAGATTTTTTCTCATCATTATCAGTAGATAGCTCTTGTTCTAAGTCATCGAGTTGGTTGAGAAAATCATTGGCTAATTTCATTAGGCTTTCTTGTATCTCATTATTCTTTCTCATCTTGCTTCTCTTTTCTTTGTGCAGCTTGATTGCTGCTAATATCCTCTTATCGGGGTTTTTCAGAAAATCTTAAGTCTTTTTTTTCGTAACAAGTTCTCACGTTCTAACTCATCAACTATTTACCTAAAGTAAGATTCAAGTTCTTTACGTTGCAACTTTCTCTAACTCATCAACTATTTACCTAAAGTAAGATTCAAGTTCTTTACGTTGCAACTTTCTCTAACTCATCAACTATTTACCTAAAGTAAGATTCAAGTTCTTTACGTTGCAACTTTCTCTAACTCATCAACTATTTACCTAAAGTAAGATTCAAGTTCT